CCAGGTCGATGAGCACCCGCCGGACCGCCGCAATGCTGACGTGCAGCTCCTTGGCGATACTGGCCATGCTACGCGGGGTGATGGCCTCGATGCCCTCGGACTCGTCCGCGTCCTGGCCCTCGCGCTTCGCCCGGACCCACAGGGCGTGCTCCATGTCGGTGCCGGTGAGGAAGTGGCGGCGACGGAGGGTGCCGTCCTCGCGCTCCGAGTGGATCTGGGCGGTACCGGCGGCGAGCTGAGCGGCGAGGTCCTGGGCGGTGGCGGCGGTGATGACGAGGTTCATTTGGTGCCTCCCGGCTGAGTTGTTAACTTGCTGATAGGAGAACATTAGCAGGGGGCGGGGTCCCCATGCAAGGACCCCACCAAGATTTTCTCAAACAACCTTCAGCTTGCGCTCCGGCGCCTTGGCCTTGGCGGCAGGCCTGCGGACGGCCGGGCGGGAGGGAGCCTTGGTCACCATGGCGCTGCGTGCGATGGCCATCAGAACGTCGACCGTGAGCGGCATGGCGTGTGCGCTGATCACGTCGGCTCCGCCGACCTTGAACAGGTGCACGAGGTGCCAGTAGCTCACCCACGCGGCGATGAGCGCGATGACCCCCACCCCCACCTTCCGCAGGGTGCCCGCGCGGCCCTTGACCGGCACGCGCTCGACCATCTCCAGGCTGAGGAACAGCGCCACAGGGGTCCAGAAGCCCGTGAACTGGCCCACGAACGTGTGCTCGCTGGCGTACATGTTGGCGGCCACGGTGGCCACAGCGGTGGCGTAGAAGGTGCCTCCGGCCGTGCGCGCGGTGGCGCGTGCCTTGCGGGCGGCGGGCGTGAGCTTGGTCTTGCAGGTCATGGGGCTCTCCCGAGCTAGTGCGGTTACGTGTGCGGACTGAGCGTCCTGGGCCGGGCACCCCGCGTGGGGTGCCCCGCCCTCCGGGCTCAGGACTCGAACGCGCTGAGGAAGTTGCTGTACGCCTGGTCGGTGCCCTTGTACTGGTCGGCGGCCGTGTCGTGGCGGGGGCTGACCGGGGCCTCAAACTTGCCGACCTGCTTGGTGGGCTCGGTGTGTGCCTCGATGCCCTGGACGGTGGTGGTGGACTCCGGTGCGCGGTGCTTTGCCATTTTGTGCCTCCCGGCTGAGTGGTGCGCTGCCTTGCTGATATGAGAACACTAACACGGTCCTCCAGGGACCGCAAGGACTAATCTCAGACCCGGTAGGCAGTGAAGCCGCCGCCCTCGAACTGCTGCTTGGTGTAGGTGTCGGTACCGAAGTCCTCATCGTCCCAGGTGATGTCGACCGTGCCCATGCCCACGGCGGTGACGTTGCCGTCTGCCATCGGGGCGACGATGTGGGTACCGACTGTGATTGCTGCCCACTGGAGCTCGTGCATGTTGGCCTCCCGGCTAGTTGGTGATGAGACCACAGTAGCAGTGGCCCGAAGGCCCCGCAAGGATCAGTTCTCCTCGATCTGGATGCTGAACACGGCGCCGGTGTTGCGGTCCCGGATGTCGTAGCGGGCGAACCGGCCGCCACCAGCGTTGATCTCGCTGACCTGGAACCCAGCGGCTTTGTAGGCGGCTACTGCGATCTCTGCGATGTTGCGAGGCGTGATGTCCATGAGAACAACCTATCAGACGACTACGGCAGTGACAAGGACGGACTTGACGATTCTCAGCTCCCGCTTGCGGCCTGCCCGCTCGTGGCTGGCAGCGATGCGCGCCTTCATGGTGCGGGCTTCCTCCACCGTCTTGCAGGAGCCGGGGTAGCTGGGGACCGGCTCGCCCTTGCGGTCGTAGCGGACCCAGTAGCCGTGGACGGTGTTGTAATACTCGATGTAGTACCGGGTGCTCTCCATGAGAACAACCTATCATCAGTCCACCCACATCGCAAGAGACCCGCCGGAATTAATCCGACGGGCCGCTTACGGTTCGGTGCAGGAGGTGGCGTGAACACCCAGGCCAGGGAGGGAGAAGTCCCCCGAGCTTGCCGCCAGCCTACCAGCGCTAGACGGCCACTGGCGTGTCAGAACCGGCGGTTACCAGCACGTGCTCCTTCGGGCTGTACGCAGGCGCCACGGTCACACCCAGTACCGCCAGGCCCGCCGCCAGGATGAGCAGCCAGTCGTTGGAGTCGATGCCACCGGCGATGTAGGTCTGCGCCACGAGCAGGCTGGCCATGACCGCGTTGACCAAGCTCTTGACCCCGGCGAAGCTCTTGGTGATGGGCACCACGTACACGAGCACCGCGTTGCCGACGCCGAGGGCGATGATGATGCCCTCCGACGGGTCGATGTGGTTGTCGCCGCTCCAGAGCGGGATGGCCACCGTTGCCACGGCCAGCAGCGCGCTCATGATGGTCTTGCCGTACTGCTGCCACAGGTTCAGTTTCATGACGAACTCCTTACGGGTGAAGGTACCGGGCTCAGCTCTGGGCTCGGGATAAACACGGAGGGAGGACAGCGCAGCCCCTGTCGGAGCCGGTGCACGTCGTCCCGGAACTTGATGGCATCCGGGTCCTTGGTGTCGAGGCCCTGGTACCTGTCATCCAGGCCCACCATGAGCGAACACCACCGCAGGTCGTTCTGCCTGTTGGTGTAGTTGATGTACAAAATGCCGAAGGCCACCAGCGCGCCGAAGGCCAGGATGGCCACGAGCCTGGTCGCCGCCGTGGACCTTTGTTCGCTCATCTGCCCACCACCTGGATTACGGCGGCGACGAGGATGCTTGCTCCTCCAGTTGCGGCGGTGTCGATGATGATGGCCCGGTTGTACTCTGGCCAACGTTGTTGCGCTGCGCCCAGACCGCCTGAGCTGTCGGGGCTAGGATGAGACTGACGAAGGCTGGGACTAGCACCACGCTGGCTTCTGTTGCCATGAACGTCTGCTGGTACAGGCCGACCAGCCCCGCCACGATGCAGGAGATATCCCGGAACAGGATGACCCTCCGCTGCGTTCTGTCCACTCATGCCAACCCTTCCGGCCGTCATTTGGCGTACGTGATTATGAGCACTGGCACTTGGTAGCCGGACCCGAAGCCCGACGCGTAGCCATTGAAATCGATACTGCTCCCTGGGGACTCGAGAGCTATTCCCTTACCCGTACCGGCCCGCAGGCGTGTTCCTATCTCCATTGGTAGCGGTATGGTCCTCGTCTCCGGCCGACCGAAGTGGGCCGAAGCTATCTTGCTGGCCGGGATGCTTGCCGTAGGCCAAATGGCGGGCTCGACCGTCACGTTGTGGACACCGAAGTACACGTCCACGCCGTTGCTCAGGTAGCTGCTGATGATCGCGAGGGTTAGCTGCACGCTCGTGATGGTGCTGCCAGCCAGGTCGGACGCGATGGTGGCGTAGTCGAAACCTATGAGCGAACGCTGGAGCCCATTCACTCCGCCGTCGTTACCGAACGGCAGGAACTTCTCACCGATGGTATCGGTGCGCTTAGTGCCGTCGCCCTTGTAGCCCTGGCTCCAGGTGGCTGCGTACATGCCGACCCGGCTCTGCGGGGCCGGAGGGAGGGCGGGAGCTGCCGGGTACGCGGGGACCGCAGGCGGGGCCGTGATGTCCGAGCGCATCGGGTAGTCGACGTACACGAACGCGGAGCCGTTCCAGTACCGGCCGCGCAGGCGCCCGTCGTAGCGCATCCACAGGTTGGTCGGGTCGCCCTCCGGCGGGTCAGCGGCCAGCGTAGGGATGACGAACGCTCGAGGCTGCGGGCGTCCCACCATCTTGTCTAGGGCCTGGCCGAACCGGCCTTCCGGGCTCGTCGGCTTGTTGCGGGGGCTCATACCGCACCACCCGGGTCAACCTCGGGCACGGCCACGTCGCTGAGGTCCACGGTCACCTTCACTTGGTTGATCTCCGGCGACACTTCCTTGCTCAGGATGCGCGCTGCCGGAACGTCGATGTTGTACACGCGGTCTTTGTATATGAGCCGCCCACGGTCGCCCTTCTGATAGCTCATAACCTCGGGATTGTTCAGCGTGGTCGAGAAGGTAACCACGTCCAGGTCCACATCCCGGTACCGGCGCTCGGCCCGCGCGTAGCTCGCGAGCGTGGTGCGGTCGTACACGCCCGCGTACTGGCTGGCCGCATCGGCTCGTAGTCGGTAGCCGTTAACCAGCTCAGGGGCAATGTCCACCGAGTACGGCAGGCTTTCGGCGTTGGGGCCTTCCCCAATCGCCCACATGCGCGTAGCCACGTTGGTGCTGTCTTCCGTGAGGCCTTCGAGCTTGCCTTGGTTCACTCTGAACAGCAGGGTAGGCACCAGCCCACCGCGCTGCGGGTAGTACATGACGAACTTCATGATGGGCAGTTGGTCCACCGGCGAGCGCACGATCTCGATGTCCCACTCGAAGCCGTTGCTGAGCCCGGCCAGCAGGTCGAGCTCCTTGCCAGCGTTGGAGAACGTGGTGCCCCGGTAGGTGCTGCTGCGCAGGACCCCGCTCATCTGGCTCGCGTCCCGCAGGATGGGCGGAACGCCCTCGACTGCCCCGTAGAACGTCACGATGTTGATGATGCGCCGAGCTATCTCGAGCTGGTCCAGCGCGGTGTACGTGTAGGTGTTGTCCCCGCTCAGGTCCTTCTTGGGCGACAGCAGGATGCTGTACAGCCAGGAGCGCCACTCCACACACGTGATAGTCCACGTGCTGTTGTCCGGGTCCCACTCCCGCTTCTTGACCACTCCGCCCCAGGGGATGACGCCCTCATCCGTGGTGACGTAGATGGCCGCCACGTCCGGCTCGGTCGCCTCGCGAATGCGGCTGATCTTGAAGGGGTCGGCCGGGACCGTGATGCTGAACGAGAGCGTGGTGCCGACGGACAGTGCCTCGGTCCACACCGGGTTACGAACAGCGAGCGGCACCCCTCCGCCCAGCGCCCAGCGCTGTACGGGGTGGTACGCGTAGTACTTGAACACGGTCACCGGCCGAACTCCTTACCTAGTCGGTCTTACGCCGTCGGGGGACGGAGTGCGTCGATCTTGGTGTGCAGGTCCGCCACCCGAGCGGGCAGGGCCAGCACCTGCGCGAGGGGCGAGGTGGGGGACAGCGCGGCGTTCTTGGTGTCTGCCGCGTCGCCGACCAGCAGGCCGCGCAGCTTGGCGTCGTCCCGCTCACGGTCGCCCACCGTGCGGTTCGGGTACGCCTTGTCGTTGATCTTGGCGCTGAGCCCGGCGAGGGCGTTCTTGCCGTTGGTGGTGTTGGCCCACCCGTCCATGAGCTTGTTGAACTCTGCGGCTTCCACGGGGAAGTCCTCCTTTGCTGTCACCGGGTTGGTGATCTTCTTGACGTACGCGGCAAGGCCCAGCTTGCCCGTCCAGTTGTCCGACTTCGCCGTATAGTCCCCGGAGAAGTGCGCGTGGTGGTCGTGCGGGTTGGGGCCGGTGTAGACCTGCGTGACCCAGCCCGTGCTCTTCTTCCAGATGCGCCTGTTGAAGATGAAGTACCGGAACGGCAGGTACACCCCGGACCGGCCCAGCTTGACCAGCCACTGGATGAGGTTCTCCATGCTGAACTTCGGGTTGCGCAGGTCCTTGTCGCAATCCCAGGCGCGCACCTCGTCAAGACCGTCCCGGTCGTTGAACTCGGCGTGGCCGCTGTTCTCGTTGTTGTGACCGCTGGTGCCCTGCGCGTGCGCCACATCACCGATGGTGCCGTCGCTGGCCTTGTCCCGCGTGGGGAAGACCACGTTGACCTCGTTACGCCAGGTCGTCATTCCCTTGGTCAGTACCCAGGCCATTGCCCGCCACCTCCTCCGCAGTTGCCATCGGCCAGTCGGTCTGTTCCGGGTCGTCCCACGGGTCCGGGATGATCATGCCCGCGTGCTGCTCGTGGTCGAAGTTCATGTCCGCCTCCGAACCACTGCTCACGTATACCCTCGCCATGCCTCCTCCTTACATGTCCACGTAGTAGGAGCCGCTGGCCCGCACCACGTTGCCGCTGGCGCCGTCCTTCAGGCCAGTGTTGATGTTGACGCCGTAGATACGGTCCCACGGCGCAGCAGGGCCACCGCCCATGTACGCGACACCGGTCTGGTCCGTCGGTGCGCCGGTGCCGAAGATGAACATGTGGCCTGCGTGGTGCGTGCGGATGGTCGGGCTGGAAATCGGCAAGCTGATGCTCATGCCGTTGGCAGCCGCCGCGTTGATGGTCAGCGCGAAGTGGTAGAAGACCTGGTCTCCCACCTTCTTGTACCGGGCGTAGTCCACCGTGCTGGAGATGGTCGCCGGGGTACCCGAGATGCCGTTGTTGCGCACCGTCGGCGTCCAGGTCCGCCAGCGCTCCACCGAACCGGCTTCCCAGTCCGTTCCGTTGTACCGCACCGTGTCCCCGGTGGTGTTGGTGCCGTCCAGGTACGTGTAAGAATCACCGACCTGCGCGTCGGCAGGCAGGTCCACCACGAGCCCCATGGTGTGGCGCCCGAGGCGCGCGTACTTGCGCCGGTGCACCAGCGTGGCCGCCGCGAGGTTGGTGATGCTGGCCCCGACCAAGAAGTCGGCGATGCGCAGGTACGCGCCATGCCGGTTGAGCGGCCCGCCGACGTTCAAGTCTGCATCCGTTACAGGGACAGGAGAACCGGACGGTGTACCGCTCACCACCTCCCAGAACGAACCGAGCCCCGCGTCGCTGCCGTACGTGGTGTCGACCACTCGGAGCAGGAGCGTGTCATACCGGGGCGTGCCGCCAGCCGCAGGCCACGCGATGGTCTCCGGCAGGTTGCTCCAGGCGTAGTAGCCGCCCTGCGCGCTGTCCTCGTTGCCCAGGACCATCGCCTCACCGCTGTTGATGAGGCAGGTCATGTTGACCGCGCTAGGCGTCAGCGCGAAGTCGTTGTAACGAAAGGCTCCTGCCCGACGACCGGCGACACCAGCGTTGAAGTTCCGCATGAGAGTGGCCGGGTGATTGTAGCCGGGAATGCCGATGTAGCCGGGTACTGACTGAAGGGCCATGACTCACTCCCACGCACTTAGGACGCTCACGTTTACCTGCACACCAGCATTGTAGTCGGCGTACAGCTTAATCAAGTTGGAACCCGGTTGCAGCGCAAAGAAGTCCCCTCGTACCTGCGCGCTGATGGGGTACCCGTTCAGGAAGGCCGTCTGGTTGGCGAAGTCGATGAGCAGGGTGTCGGTGGCCGTGACCGCCGTGTCGAAGGAGATCTCTGCGCCGCTGTACTCCTCCCTGAACCGCCACGCTCCCCGCAGGAGCGGTCCGTTGACGCTGATGTAGAAGCGCATGGTGGGCGCCGAGCCCTGGTTCTCCACCCCGATGCCGCCACCCGTCGGGCTGGCCCCGGCGAAGTTGAGCGGGAACTGCAACGGGAAGGTGAAGCCGCCGGTGTCCAGCCCCGAGATGCCGCCGATGAACTGGTAAGCGACCTCGCCGTACTTGAACGGGTCGTCAGCGCGAACCGTTGTCTGCCAACGAAAGCCGTTGGGCAGCACGGAGAAGTCGAACTCGATGCCGGTGCTGCGCCGCACATACATCACCTTGGGGATGGGCTCCTCGCGCAGGAACTGCACCTCCGTGTTGCGCGTTATGGCCCGCACGATGGTGTCCTGTAGCTCCTTGGCCTCCGAGCGGCTGGCCGCCACCGCATACCCGCCGATGGTGACGAACCGTGCCCGGATGGGCCAGAAGTCGCTACTGACAGAGCCGTCCATCGTGTTGGCCCGCTCGACCGTGAACACTTCCGGGTCCGGGGTGCTGTCCCACCCCTCGCATACGTCCAGTCCCCAGGCCTGCGCGGCGGGAGGGCGGGTCAGGGCGTCGTTGAAGCTGAGCCCGTTGATGGTCACCGGCTCCTTGAAAATCGTTGGCATCTCAGGCTCCCTGGTTCGCAGGTGCGGGGGTGGTGACCGAGCCGACCCCGGTGGTGATGGCTAGCGTGAGCTTGGTCAGGCCGTAGTCCGCGACCTGCTTGGCGCTCATGCCCGGCAGAGCGTTGACCGTCTGGTTGAAGTTGTTCACGGTGCCACCGGCAACGCTACTGGCCGTAGCAGCCTTCTGTGCGCCGTTCGCGGCCGTGGCGGTAGTGAGCCGTACCGTGGGGATGATGCTGGCCGTAGCGAGCCGCTGGGCGGCCTGCTCCACCTGCTTGCGCAGGCTGTTGATGCCGTCCGCCATGCCCTCGCTGGTGAACTGCCCCAGGTCGAACATCACCCGGCTTGGGCTCTTGATCTTGAGCGCCTTCTTGATGGCCTTGACCATGCTGTTGGCGATCTTGACCATCTGCGCCTCGATGGCCTTCTGCTGGCTTTGCAGGCCCTTGACGAGACCCTTGGCCGCGTTCAGCCCCGCGCCGTACAGCGCATCGGCGGTGGTCTTGCCGACCGCGTTCGCGGCCCCGTTGAGCTGGCCCTGGAGGCCGTTGAACTCCTTGATGGTGGCCGCGCTGCTGTTCGCCAGCGCCTTCGCCATGGCCCCACCGTCCGCAGCACCCGCGTCGACCAGTTGCTGGATCAGGTCCTTGCTGAGCCCCTTCTTGGTCAGGGTGGCGATGTTCTTGGCGAAGTCCTTGGCCTGCGTGACCGCCGCGCGGAACCGGTCCTTGGTCAGGTTCAGGTCCACGAACTGCTGACCGGGGCTGACGACGTTGAACGTGTCCTTGGTCTGCTTGATCGCGTTGTTCTTGGTATCGTCGTACTGCTTCTGCACCGCCGCGAGGTTGGCCTGCGCCGCCTTGAGCTTCGCCGCAGTTGCGTTGGCCCGGCTGACCAAACCCACGAGCTGCTTGGTGCCCGTGCTCAGCGTCTTGAGGATGCTGTTGCGCGTACCCTTGCGGATGAGCTTGTCACTGAACGCATCGCGCACCATGTTCGCCAGCTTGTTGCTGGCCGCCTGCACCTGCTTGGCCGTACCGAGCAGGCCGTTACGCAGACCCTGCGTGACGAACTGACCAATACGCACCATCTCCTTGGACGGGCTACCGATCCTCAGCGTGCTACGAATGCCGCTCATGACAGACGCACCAAGGGAAGCCGCTGCGCTTGCTGCCGCACCGACACCGGCACGGATGCCGTTTACGAGACCGGCCACCGCGTCGCGACCAGCCCCGGCCATCATCCCGGCCAGGCTACCGATGGCACCACGGATGCGGCCAGGGAGGCTAGCCGCAATCGAAGTCGCTTGGCTGACGCCACTGGAGAACGCCGACTTGAGGCTGGCCCATGCCGCACGTGCCACCCCGGCAATGAGGCCACCGAGGCTGCTGATGCCGCTGCGCACTCGACCGGGCAACGTGCGGGCCAGGTTGGCCGCTGCCGCCACGCCGCTGCTGAACGCGGCCCGCAGTGCTGCCCATGCCCGCGAGGCCAGGCCGCCCAACACACCGGGCAAGCTGGCGATGGCACCGAGCACCCGTTGCGGCAGCGTGACGGCCAGCGTCACCGCAATGCCGATGCCTGCGCCGAACGCATAGGCCAGCGTATGCATGGCGTTGCTGATGATGTTGCCGATGACACCGGGTAGTGCCGCGATAGCCGAACCGATGCGTCCCGGTAGCGCCGTGAAGAACCCGATGGCTGCGGTGATGCCGGTGCTGATGGCGTTCTTGGCCGTGGTCATGGCCCCGGTGATCATGCCCGCGAACGCAGTCAGCGCGCCCATGACCAACCCCGGTAGCTGGCTGAAGATCTGCCCGAGGCGCATCACGGCCGCCACCACCAGCAACCCAGTGGTCACGAACGTGGTGAGGATGCCGATGAACGTAGTGAACGCAGCCACGATGGTGGGCAGTAGTGGCGTGATGGCCGTGAGCGCCTGCATGAGCCCCTGCCCCAGCAACGTGGCCACCTGCAAGACCACCGGGAGCAACTGCTGGAAGTTGGCCACCAACTGCGGGAGGACGGGGAGGAGGGAGCTTGCCAGTGCCTGCGCGAACGCCAGGATGCTCGGCATGAGCGGCGCCAGCGCTTGCGCCAGTTGGAGACCAGCCTCGGCCGCCATCGGCAGCACCGTTGCGGCGAGCTGCAAGAGCAGCGGGGCCAACGTCTGCAATGCGCTGGCGAAGGTACCCCCGAGCATGCTGATTACCGGCCCCAGAGCGCCCGCCAGGCTGCTTAGACTGCCCGCCGCTAGCTGGGCCAGCAAACCCACGAACTGGGCCACGTAGGGCAGCAGGGGTGCCAGCGCCACCGCCACATCAGCGACGGCTTGTGCCAGCGGCCCGAACGACGGCGCGAGCGCCTGCACCATGGCCAAGAGCTGCGGTCCGACGCCCGTTGCCAGGTCCGCCAGCGCAGGCCCGAGCGCACCGGCCAGCGCCCCGACGAGCGTGGTGAACACCGGGGCGAGCTGCTTGGCCACCGTCCCGATACTGGTGAACAAGCTCGTGATGGCTGCCGACCCCTGCGCACTGTCCAAGAACGTCTTGAACTGGCCGGTGATCTGGGCGATGGTGTTGAGCAGCCCGCCGCCGGTAGCGTTGGCCGTCTGGAAGATGGTCCCCAGGATGCTGCCAACGTTCTTGGCGATGGTGCCCAGTGTTCCGAGCGTGCTGATGGCCGTGTTGATCCATCCCTCGAGCGTACCGTCGGCCGAGATGCGGCTGAGGAACTCCCCAAACCGCGTGCCCGTTTCCCCAACCGCAGCACCGAGATTGCGCATCAGGGTCTGCCCCACCGTTCCCACATCCCGCAGTCCCGCGAGGATGGGGATGAGCGCCGGTGCCGCATCCTTGAGCGCCGAGCGGAAGGTGGTCAGGCTGCTGTTGACGAATTCGATGCTGTCCCGGCTGAGTGCGAAGTTAGCCACCCGCCTGGTCAGTTCGCCGAAGTCACCCGCGATCCCTTTCAGGTTCGGGCCTAGCGTCTGGAGCGCGCCCTGCGCCTTGCCGAACTGTGCGGTGAGGGTGCTCGCCGAGAAGAACGACTCTTGCAGGCCCTGCTGGAATTTGCGCAGGTCTGCACTGGACGCCTGGACAGCCTTGGCGAACGCCTGCGCTGACGGGCTCAAGTTCTTGATGGCCTTGTCGAACTTCTCGGGGTGCTCCGTGTCGAAGGCAGCGCCTACCGCATCACCGACACCGGCAAATGCTGCCTTCATCACCCCCACGGAAGCCGCCACACCCACGATCATCGCCGGGAGCGCAGCAGCCAGGCTACCGATGCTTACGAGCTGTGGCACGACCCCGGCAACCTGGATAGCGAGGTCGGCAGCAGCCACCCCCGCGTTCGCAAGCCCCACGGCTAGCCCACCAATGGCCACGCCCTTGCCGAGCCCCTTCAGGCTGGCGCCAAGGATCCTCAGGGACTTGTCGGTGTCCTTGCTCTTATCCTTCAGCTTGTCCATGTCACGCTGGGCTGCATCGGCCTCCTTGCGACCGGTGTATTCCAGCTCGATTTTCCCATGGGCTGTGCCGAGGTCGTATGCCATGCCCAGCTCCCTATCGCTTCGTGGGGTCGGCGTACTTGCGCTCAGAAGGTATCCAGCGCCGGATGGTGCGTTGTCTGGCCTTCTCCGCCGCCTCCGGCGTCTTGGCTCCGTTGGCTGCGTCGCTCAGAGCCGCCTCGAACGCCATGCCCCACCGGGTCACTGCACTGTCGAACGCATAGGCCACGAAGTCATCGCTCATGCGGTACACCTCGCTCGGCCGACAGTGCAGCGCCCGGCTCATATTCCAGGCATTGAAGAGGCTAGACGGATCCTTGACGAAACGTGGCGAGCGGCTTGACGCCGTGCACCGCACGCTCCATGATGGCCACGCGGTCCTGGAGCTCGATGCTGTCCGTGTAGATACGGCCCTCGACACGATCAGGCATCTTGCCCCCTTCGTCGAAAACCGGTGCGGGGTATACGGTCGGGGTGACCACGACCATCGGCACCAGCACCTCGAGCAGGTCCACGATCTGCTGGAGCTCTTCCTTGTCCGGCAGCGTGCTCGCGGCACCCGTGCGCTCCGGCGGTGCGCCCTCGGCCTGCTTGATGAGCTCGTCGGTGTAACCAGGCAGCGCCGTGATCTTGTCCAGCACGCCCATCTCGAGCAGCTTCTCCGGCATCAGCTTCCGCATCCGGCACTGCGCACCGGAGGGGCAGGTAAAGTCGTACTCGTTGCTACCCCACACCTCCGCAGCGGGTCGGGCCTGCGCCGAGGGGGCGGGGGAGGGCTTCGGGTCGCCGCTGGCCGACGGGCTCGGGTCGTACACGCCACCCGGCGCCAGGTTGCCGCCGCTGAGTGCGCGGGCCGCTGCGTAGCTGGCCTTCACGTCCTCCGGAGTGACCCCGGGGGTTTCCTGTCGCACACCGGCGAAGGAGGGGGCGTTGGTCGCCTTCCACTCCTCGAACTGCTGGGCGGTCATCTGGCTGAAGTCTGCGGACTGGCTCATGTGCCTGCGCTCCTTGGCGTCTGTGGCTGGTTCGGGGAACCGGGGCCGAGCCCGTAGGCCCGACCCCGGCTTGGTGCAGGTGGAACTAGGCGACCGAGATGGCCGTCTCGTTGGCCACCATGTCCCAGACCGCGCCGACGTTGGCCGTGGTCAGGGTCGCGATGCCCGTACCCTCCGAGTGGCTGATCCAGAACTCCTGGTCGGTGAAGCTACCGGAGATCTGGTTGGCCTTGGCCCGGTGGATGATGATGTGGTTGTCGCCGCCGGACTCCGAGATGGCCTGGCCGACCAGGTAGAAGTCCGGGTAAGCGTCGGTGCCCATGCGGCGCCACTGCTTGCGAACCGCCGGGGTGGTGCCGGTGCTGCTGATGATGCCACCGGCGATGACCACGTACGCCTCGAACGAGATACCGCCCGAGTCGAGCGTCCACTCGACGCCGGTGATCGTGGTGCGGCTGGCCACCACGACGTCGTCACCGCGCAGCTCCTGCGTCTCGGTGGCCTCCTCGAATTCGAACGTCTGCGCGTTCGGCAGGTCCACGAGGGTGCCCTTGACACCGGTGTTGTCGAGCGTGGCCACCTTGACGTCCCGAAGGCCGTAGGGGAGGCGAGTTACTGCAAGTGCCATGTCACTCCTTCCTAGCTACAGGGTCCGGTACCGGGTGGTGCCGAGGACCTCTCCAGTGGTGCTGTCGAAGCGGTGAAGAACCACCACCCCCGGCCCCGCGCCGCAGGACTTACTGCCGCACTTGACCTCGATCTGGTAGCCGATGAGCAAGGCGAACAACCGTCCGCCCTCACACCTCAGCTCGGAAGCGTGACCTTCTTGAACATGGGGTCGTTGGCCAGGATCTCGGCGGCCTCCGGGCTCATGTCGGCCACCGGCACGACCATCTTGCCGTCCGCTCGCTTGGTCCACTCCAGGTCCTTCGGCGTGGTCACGTCGTGGTACTTCTTGAAGTGCGCCCGGCTGACCGAGTGCTTCTCGTGGAACTCCGTGCCGTACGCGGGATCCGTGCCCACGAACTCGATGTACTCGGTGCCGGAGGCGACCCGCGCCTCCGCCTGCTTGTCGTCGCTCACAGGTCGACTCCTATCACTCGCCAGGATGAGAACTTGTAGTTGGTCACGTACGTTGGGTCTTCCTGGTCCCCCGAGTGGCCCAGGTAGACGGCTTCGGTGATGCGCCCGTCGATGCCCACGTAGTTGGTTAGCCCGCTCAGAACGCCGTACACGCCCGTACCCAGGTCCGGGCTACCCAGCACCGCCTCGCAGGTCTGGTAGCTGCCACGGGCCTCGTGCACGTCGACCCGTAGCTGCTTGAGGAACCGGCCGCTGGCGTTCGCCTGCACCGGCGACAGCCACCGCAGCACCGCGAACGGCTTGACCGGGGTGTTGACGACGGCGCCCGGCGAGTACCAGCGCTCGGCCGGGATGATGGCCACAAGCGCAGGCGTCCCGACCAACAGGTTGCGAATGGTTTTGCGCATCAGCCCAGCCTGTTCAGGATCTTGGTGAGCATTCCGATGACCTTGGGCGCGTACCTCTCGATGGTGGGCATGATGATGGGGCGGGCCGACATGTTCTCGGTACCCTCCTCCAGGTACAAGCCGTAGTCCACCGAGTGGCTAAGGATGATGGCGAAGGTGCTACCCGCCACCGTGGCCCCGCTCTTCTGGGCGACTGCGCTCAGACCGTTGCGAGCGTTGGTGGTGCGGTCGTTCCACGGAGCGTTCTGCTTCATGTGCTCTTCGATGGGTCCGTCCCAGTACTTGACGACACCGAACAGCGCACGCTGGAGCTTGTCCTCCATGTGCTTGACGCTCTTGAACTTGGAGGTGTCCCACGTGAAGCTGCTAGCCACGGAAAGCCACCTCCCCCTTCACTTCGTACTGCCTGTTCTCACTGATGAACACGACCTGGTAACGCTTCCCGCCGATCGTGAACTCGTCGTCGATCTCCATGTCGGCGGTGTGCAACCCCAGGAGCTTGTACGCCGGACGGACCTCGCGACCGTCCGACGTCATGCGCTCCTGCGCCCCGTCCCCGAGGGGAATGAGGCGCATCACCTGTGCAGCCAACGGCGTAGGAGTGCCGGGGCTGGTGCCCCCGGCCCCGTCCGACACCGGAGTGCTGCGAACCAGCGTCACCAGGATCCTGTCCGCCTGCACGAACGCAGCGGTGAGCTGGCGCTGGATGGCCAGCTCAGCCGCCGCGATCATGCGAAGCCCCGGCGAATGCGCTGGATCACAATGGGACCGCCGACCTCCGGGGTGGGGTCGGGATCCAGGCCGTTGTAATACCCGCCCATGGCCTGAGCGTTCTTCATCAGGTCGCTCAGCTTGCGGCTGCTGCCAGACTCGGCGACATCCACGAGCGTGCTGAACTGGCCAGCCTTGAGGATCCACACCTTGCCTGCCGCCGCATTCAGCGTCGCTTCACCGTCGATGATGGCGCCGAGCTTCTCGTCGGTCCATCCGTTGGTGTCATCGGGCTCGTTGATGTAGTCGCGCAGTGCTGCGATGTCCTCTTGGCTGGCCATGTCAGTTAGCCCCCGCCAGTTCCTCGTCGTCGCGCAGCAGGCGCTCGACCAGCTCGGAACGGTTGCCGGTCTTGGCGAGCGGCTCCAGGTCCTCGGCCTCGCGGTCGACGTTGCGCCGGGAGATCTCCTCGGTGAGGCTGGCCTTGGTCCACTTCACCGTGTCGGAGTAGTCCTCCTTGGCGGTGGAGGCCCCCTCGGGCGCCTCGCCGTTGACCGGGGTCTGGTCGTTGAAGCCCAGCCCCTTGGCCTGGTCGCCGAGGGAACCGGCGCGCGCCCGGTTGACGTTGTCCTCGTCGATCTGCTCCTGCTCCAGCCGCGCCAGCTCGTTGGTCGAGTTGGCGATGACGGTGCGAAGATCGCTCATGCGCTCGGCACGGGTCTTCTTCTCCGCCTTGGCCTGCGCGCCGAACTCCTCGTCGTTGGCCTCGATGGCCTCGGCGATGGACCGACCGTTGCTGCCGGACGGCGCGTCCAGACGCTGCTCGGCCCACTCCCGATCCTCGTCACTGAGCGGCTCGGACCAGTTGATGTTACGTGCCATGTCGGTGTTCCTCCTTACTGCGGAAGGGGAGGGTGGGGAGGGCTGCCGGAGACCAATCAAGCGGCCCCGCCCCACGCTCCGGACTAAGCGTTCTCCGTGATGGTCACGGTGTACTGCTTCGTGCGGTCGAAGAAGTCCGACGAGGCCCGATCTGCAACAGACAGAGTCATGGTCGCGGTCTTCTCCGTGCTGGCAACGAGGACAACGCCCTCGAGGTCAACCGAGAAGCCACCGACCGGGCCGCCGACGCCCAGCGGCCCTTCCGCGACGCCATCGCTGACGCGCCTTACGGTGCCGTATACCAGTTCCATCAGGCGTAGGTGGTCGGGACGGTGTAGCTGCCGTTCGTGCTGATCTGCATCACGTACGTGGCCCCGCGGTGCCGGACACCGGTGCCGAAGCCCCGCTGCCAGTACGAGTCCTGGAGCGGGTAGTCGGGCGCCCGACCCTTGACGATGCGCAGACCGCGCAGCTCGGGGCGCGCGTGCTCCCGGATGCCGAGCGGGTTGAGGACGTTCTCCGGGCCACCGGTGGCCGTCGTGACGACGTAGCCGGGGACGAAGTAGTCGTTCTCGAGGATGAGCGCGTCGCCGTACTGGCCCAGGACCTTGATGCCCCGGTAGGTGTTGCTCGGCTGGCGAACACCACCCGCCGTGTTGGTCATGAGCTGCACCGGCAGGAGCCAGTTCGGCGTACCCTGCGCCGGGATGAAGTCCCAGCGCGCCGTCCCACCGTTCATGGTGGACTTGAAGTTCCGGATGGTCGCCGATTCCTGCTTGTTGACCATGTGCAGGACCTGGTAGCCGTTGCTCGCGCTGTAGCCGTGGCTGGCCAGGTCGTCCTGTGCCTCGTCGAGGTCGCCCGAGGTGATGGTCGCCGCACCGCTGGTGACGAAGTGCTGGTGCGTGCTCAGGAACGTGTTCGTGCCGTACGTCGGCGGCACGGTGCCGTCGTTGTTGTAGAACGTGTAGACGTTGTACGCCTGCCCGTTGATGTCGGCGGTCCGGTTGGTGTTGCGGTACAGCGTCCGCATCACCTCGAGGAACACCAGGCGGTTGTCCGCCTCGGCGATGGTGTCGAACACCGAGCGGATCTGCTCGGCCGACGCCTCGGCGAGGTACTTCCAGGTGTACCGCGCGCCGGTGTCGTACCAGTCGAACGCGAAGCCGAGCTGGAAGTAGCCGACCCCGGTACGCACCGCGACCGGGACACCGAACTCGGAGGCCTTCTCGAAGGTCGCGTTGCTGCCGACCTGCGGGATGGTGACCACGGACTCGGTAACCGTGAAGGACAGGATGTCCACCAGCGGCTGGCGACCCGCGTTGAGCCGGGCCAGCACCGCAGTGAACTCGCGCCACAGCACGTTGAGATCGACACCGTCGACCGACGTGCGGATGACGTCGCCTTCGGTGTGGAAACCGGTCGGCTGGCTACCGCCGAACGGGGTGGCGTCGAGGCCCAGCGACTGCCGGAAGTCCTTGTCGCCGAGCAGGCTGATGATGCCCCGGACCTTGCCGCCGGGGTCGACCATGGAGCCGGGAACGATGAGCCGCTCGCGGCCCGGGAGAGTCATGAGGGTCATAGTTACGCCGTCCCCTGCACGTCGCCGGTCACGTTGCACCGCACGATGAGGCGCGTGGCCTCGACGGTCCAACCGACCTTGGGAAGGGTGTTGGTGGTGATGACGCCTTCGCCGGAGGCGACCGCGTAGTAGCTGGTACCGGCCGCGAGGCCAGTCAGCTCCACGATTTCGCCGTCCTGCATTACGTCCACGATGTCGTTAGCGTTGAGCACCTTGGTCAGGCACACGACGCCGACGAAGCCGGACTGCGCGGCGG